GGTAAAAGAATTTCACATAACTCTCTTTCCCCGCTATCTAATGAAACTCGGTTGATATCAATCCAATCAACGTGTCGTTTGTTAAGGTAGCATCTAAAGGCTCTGAACTTATGGATATATTCAAAAGATTCAATATTATAATCTTCCATATATCTCGCCAACCAATGCTCTTTAAACCCAATGCTCTCAAGATAGATTAAATCTGAATTGTTTGCGTCTAGTGGTATTTGAGTCTTTCTGGGTGGCTCTAATTCGTGTATCTCTCTTAACAGTCTTTCTTCGCCCTTGTTCCAATAGCTCGGTATTCCAAGTTTCTTGGCTTTGGCTCTTAGTTGCTTAAGTGTCATGCTTCCTCCGCTCGTGTCATCTGGTGGATTATATATTTAACCACACCCGCCTCCCCTGCATGATACCCAGATTCATAGGTAATGTTGGGGGAATTTAAAGGTGTCTCATTATGAATAACAAAATGATTGGTTAGGTGAGCAAGAAACTCTTGCCCGTCGTCGGTCGAGAAAACCCTGTGACACTGTTGAGCTAAGGCTAAGGCTTTTAGTCTTTGTTCTTCCAGTTGTTTTTTTGAGGGATTCTCGGTGGTAAGGCTATCCCATCCCATGTTAGGTCACACTCCTTAGTGGTTGCTGTTGTCGGGCTACGGGGTCATCTTCCATGAGTCCTGCCTGTTTAGCTTCTGCGCCTGCTTGAATCACTTGTTTCTTCTCTTGAGCATTTCTGACCAATTCAGGATCCATACCAGTTTTCTTTGCTACCCAAGTACCAAAGTCCTCTAGCTTAAAACACATTTGCGCTTGTGCGGGTCCTGCTGTTGCCATTGTGAATTCAACTGCTTGCTGAACAGCCATTAAATCTTCCATGTCCTGTGCGACAGCTAACGGCGAAGTAAACTTATACTCTACCGTCATACCGCCTATATCCATATCCTGAATCAATCCTCTGCGTTTCAGAATCCATTTAACTCGGTTTAGGATAGGAATTAATATCTCTGTTTGTAATCTACCGTAAGCAGAGCCAATACGTTTTGCAATCTCTCTGGCCTCAATAGATACTTCGGTTGCTGAACGTACGGGTCCGTTTGGATCTCTTAAGTCGTTAAATAAAGCACGTTTAATGCCCTGCTGTAACTGACCTAATTCAAATTCAGCTAATTGTAAATTGCTTGCTGTGTCTAGTCTCATTAAACTAGGGTTGGCAGAGTTGTTACTGCCTACCGGAATAACAATGCCTGGTGCAACCGTAATATTATATGGGTTGATAACCCCGTCATCAGTTGCTGTCCACATGCCTGCCAAGTCAATGCCCGCCTTTTGCAAGACGAATTCTTTTACTTTGTTTAGTGATTTAGCATCAGGCAATGCCTGTAATGCGGGACCTCTACCTCGTGTCTCGCCGGCAGTCTTAGAATATCTGCCTGTTACAAAACAACTGGAGTCTTTAAAGGGGGCTGTCCACGAAATGTTCTTTTCGCCCTTAACCCAAACAACCGCATGATATGTCTTATCTTTAGGGGAATAGATTACCCCTTCAGTTAAATCAACTTTTGTTTCGGGTTGTCGGTTAATTAAATCTTGTATTTCCCGTGAAGGCTCAAATCCTTTCCATGTTCTTTCTAGGTTTCTGGCGCAGACTTTCAGTTTACGAAAGTGGGTTTCAATAGATCCATCAGGACCTTCTTCAAACGCAATGCCTTTTTGCGGGATAGTGTGGAATACAATCGGGTTATTTGGATCGTCTTGCTCGTCAATCTTTAGTGTACCCGTACCAACCAACACATCTAAAGCGCACTCATAGAACTGAGTCGCAAAGTTACTGCGGTTGATGTAATCAAACATGATATCATTCTGTTCACTTAGATGTCTTTCAACATCCTCAACAGAAACCTCAGTCGCCTCTTCTAGTACTTTCTTTAATTCTTTCGGGACTTGTGGTACTGCCCACTTAGACCAGATAGGCGCAATAGACTCTTGTAGTTTACTGGCACCTTGTTGGATAGCTTCCAGTGGGGTTGAGTCAAAGATTTTGTCCATCTTGTGCTGACCAGGTGCTTCCTCATCAAAGATGTTCCGTTGGGGAAGGAAGTAGTCGTAGACATCATCTAGTGTATCTTGCCAGAAGGTTTCTCGTTCAAATGCTTTTTTGGAGCGTTCTTTTAGATCTTCTAGAGATCCAAGTTGCTTAGGTACCTTCATCTAATTATCCTACTATCTTTCGTGCGCCACGAGAGGCAGTCCTCACCAATGAGCTGTTTGTGCCACCTGATGAGGCGGGAGGTGGGGCGGTTGCGTTCGTCGGTGCGGAGTTAGCTAACAGGCTTTTATAGCCCAGCTTACCTCGTGCCATCGCTTTTAATCGCTTCTCTGATTCTTCTATCTCTTCGTCTAATAGCGATCTATTTCGCTTTAGTTGAGCCTTTTCTGCGTGACTTAGCTCTGTTGATGGTTTATCTTTTTTTAAACCCGCCGGATCCCAAAACTCTTTCTTACCAGGATTTAGATACTTTGACAGTCCCATTTCTTTACCTCGTTATACAATTGTCGTGGTGTTAATATCCACCGCTTGTCCAATCCAATTATTCGTTTAATATGCGATACGCATGTATGTATACCGAACATTGAGGTATCATTTTCTTTTACCTCAACCGATACGGCATGACATATCTCTCGCCCGTAGGCATGCACTTTATCTTCATCATAAATACGGTAAATAACAAAGTTAGGTGCCGGATCAACTACAAGTGCTTTTCCGCCTGTATATAATATCACAAAACAATGTTGAAAGTCTCTACTTAAGAATTTACGCAACCACCTATTCTTAGATGGTCCAAAGCAGATAATCGCCCTCATCCGAATACATTAAACTTTACTGGGGCAAAGACCGGCTTCTTGTTCATACGAGACTTGTTGATTAGCGCACTTCTGCCTTCACCTTCACCTTGTAATGCATACTCTAATGCTTCTACTGGGTGAGAGTATTCGTTCTTATCAGGCTCTTCGGTGTAATGCTCCCCTGCCTTTTGTAACAAGCGATAACAGAAACCACCCTGTAGTCCTCTGCGAATCATCTTGGCTTTAGGTAATAGTACGAAACGGGGCCTTCCATCCATGCATAATTCTTTCATAGGCACTTCTAGTGAGGCTCGACGCTTTAATGGGTCATTACTCTGTGTGGGGTTACAGGGAATGCCGGAAGCTCTAAGAATCATGAAAGGAGTTTGAGCGTTTGCTTGGTTCCTGTTAGATCCACTAGGGTCTCCCCAACCCCTAAACTTGAAATGTGGGTAGGTGTAGTCGATATATTTCTTGAGTGCAGGAGCAAATTCAACGGCTCCCATATCATCGGCAAGGAATTCGTCAAAGACCACCCACCGGTTAAACTCAACTCGTTGGACAAAGGCACAAGCAGGGGTTCGCCCAAAATCAAATCCCAGTACGATAGGTTGTGTGATATCCGGTACCCATTCATCCATATGACGACAGTGCGTGGAATCCACATACCAGGGGTGTACAGGTTTCCCGTCTGTGACAAATCCATACTCATTGGCAAGGTTAACATGGATCCAATCGTCGGACTTACCTTGTAATCCCCTGTCATAATATTCATGGGGTAGGTTGGTGATGTTTTCTGCGTCATTGTTTACCACCCATTTGCCGTCTTTTTTCAGCACACCACCAGGCTGTCTAAAGAACTCCCAATCTTTGGGCTTAGTGTTCTCAGCCAACTCATAGAGCCAGTGTCCTTCAAATGGTGCGTTATAGTCGCCCACCATTCCGTGATGTGTGCATTGGATTCCTTCCTTCAAACTAGGATAACGCCCGTGTCTTAAGTCTAACATATCAATAACGGCTTTAGATAATTCTTTTGTTTCGTTTAGCCATACCCATGTTGTTTGAATACCACGAGCTTTTTTAACGTGATCAGGTCTGTCAAACGCAATAAAGATGACCTCGCAATTAACACTTGTCCCATCCTCCAAATCAAAATCAATATAATGAGTTGGGGGCGATTTAGAGCCTTGCTTGAAAACCCCTAAGTCACCATGTATTTCCAACCAATCTTTAATCGTCGTAGAGAACAATTCGGAATAGGTATTACGGCAGGCAATAATTCTAGATAACCGCTTATTATAATTTTGGTGAGTCTTGCGCTTTACAGGCTCTTGTTCACACATTAAATCTAAGAACTTAAGAATTGCTTGAACCGTCTTTCCAGATCCCAATGGACCCATAATCATACTATTTCGGGAACGGCTCTCACTAAATGCCTGTAAGACTTCTCCCTGTGGCATTAAATCATATTCAGTTACGTGCCTATCTTCAGTACTACCTTCGGTCATTTGGATCCCACATCTCAACTACTACTAATACGAGTAGTATAATCAACAAGACGATTGTGAGCAAATCAAAAACCATATATCAATAACTTAAGTGTGAATCTCTAAAATAACGACGTATATCCCCATAGGTTCTGTCGTTTTATTTAAGATTGTCAGATTGGGATTATTGTGTGAGTGGTACTGTATACGTACTCAGCACACCGAAACTCGAAAGCCCCTCCCCTTGTAAGCCTCTGTGAGAGCATTTAATACGCCATGCATGGGTTAGCCTTCCTTTACATCCTTAATGCCGTCAAACCGCTTTACATTGCGTTTAACCAATGGACGTGCATTAATATCGTGTATCTGCTTGTTCTTCCATTGCTCTGGGCGTTGGTTGGTTAGGTAGAATATCATTGAAGCTGTGTCCGCAGGGATGTGCCTGGTTTTCTCAGTAATGGATTTAACCTCGCCGTCAGGGTTTTTATTGGTAGTGGTTTCAGTGACGTTATAGCCTGAAGCCCTTTTATATAGGGACTTTTCGACATTATCAGTTTGTAGTTCGTGGACCTCTTTGATTGTTTGAGTAACTAATTTATTCTCTTTCCGCCATTTATAGTACGTTGCATCGCTTAT